ACTAAAATCCCCATAATTCTGATAGAGAAACACGACATCAGCGCAGTTGTCGGAAATTGTACTCTTGGACTGAACCCCAAGTACCCTTGACATCTCTTCGCGTAACCCAGCTGTCATTTTCCCACCGGCAAGCGAACTTGGAGAAAACAGGTACAGGATAATGAAGATGAACTTCTTCCGCTGGGTAACACTATCAATACAAGGGGGAAGACTTCTGCTATTCAATAGCTCAACGAAGATTTTATAGATATCCCTAATAAGGCTTTTATCTCTCAAAATCGGTGAAGCTAAGGTATTTTCTTCTTCTGAAAGTTCTGATTTCTCAATTCTAATCTTTTTAAGGCGAATTATTTTGTTAAAATCCAGTTCCATAACACGATTATTTTAAAAGTAAATAGTATATTTGCATCATAATCGTGTAAGGAAGAGCTGATTCATGGTCGTGCGTGGGTTGGCTCTTTTTCATTCTTCCCCATTCGTGCTGATGAATGGTTTCTTTTCCAAATCATAGCAGGTGATATATACCCGTTTCCCATTAATATCACATAGAGCAAGGGCATATCCTTTCTCCAGTATTTTAACCGGCTGATTGTCGCAATAGACAGTACTTCCAACCGGAACTCTTATAAAATGACGTACTATCATTTGATTATCTTTAGCTTGTTATACCAGTGTGAAGAGAAAGGGAACCACCCGATTAGGAATGATTCCCCGAAAATAGTTACTTTATATAGTTTGCTCATGGATTTTTCTTTTCAAGTATTTCAACACATTTTTTTATCCCATCATCGAAACCCTGTTTATAGCCTTTAGTATATTCCCCTATAGTATATACCGCCATTGACAGAAAAAATAGAAGGATACCTACAGGCTTATGCCAACCGGGCAACGAGATGGAAAACGGTTTAAATGTAATTGTGAGATCTCCAACCCATAATAGGGCGATAATAAATATAATTGTAAATAATATTGTTTTCATAATCATATAAGTTTTAATGCTTCCTGTAATCCTGCTTCAAGTGCTTCTTCGTAGGTATTATAACGGACAATAGGTCTGTCAGACAATCCTATCAAGTCATGGGTAGGTATTGTCAGAATATCGTAAAGCCAATAGTTTTCATACATACAGGATATTTCGATATGCAGGTTCTTGGTTTCACGCAGCCACTTTTGTGCAACGGACTGAGTGGGACGACTATAACACAATTTTGGCAAATTCTTATTCGTTCGGAACACAGATTGCATTATCCGATTATTGTCCTCTTTAATAATATCTTTACAATACTCATTAAACCCTTTCTCTTTCAGCATCTTTGCTGTTTCCAATGTTACAAGTTCTTCGGTCATGGTTATTCTCCTTTCTTCTTTATTCCACTTATTTTTTTGCATTTTATTATTAGAATGTTAGTTTTTATTAGTAAGTTTGCAAAAACTCGTAATTATGGATATTGTATCTTTATTTTTATCTATCATCGCTGTATCGGTTACTGTCTATAATTGCTATAGACAATATTTTAAGAAAACGGAAGGGATTGCTTTAACTATATCTGGTGCTCTAATTGAAAATAACGAATTAAAAGTTTGTCTTCTTTATACAAACATAGGAAATCAAACTGCTACTATCACCAATGCATCTATTTTATTAGATACAAATAGTCTGGGACATTATAGTAAGGAAAACCATGCATCCATTTGTGATGGGATAACTCCATTTACCCTTTTTGAAAAAGGGCAAAAAAGCATAACGATATCTTATCGATTACCAGATTTTAAAGACTTAGATATCAATAGTATATCCATTAGGATTCTATCTGCTTATACTAACAGGGAAGGGATATTATTTAAAGATAATCATTCTGTGGGGCACTTGAGTACTAACGACACAAAAAAATGTTTTGTATGTGTTTCAACAGATACTCATAGGTTGTCTCAGAATAGAATCATTATGTCCATGCAATAATTACTATTTTCTAATCTGTTTAAATTCTGGTAAAACACCGAGATATAAGTACTGATTATCATCGGTTCTGTACACTGTGATGTAATATAATACATCGCCTTCATTTTTAATGGCATCGCATCTTTGCATAAGGTCTCTTGAGCAATATGCAGGAGGTATGATATCCGCTATGTAGTTGTATAACCTTTCGTCAATATAATCACCTGGGCACAAAAAACATCCAAATCTTTATCCTGTTTAGCCCATTGTTTAAAAGTCTTTTTCATTTCTGTTTCTGTTTTGAGGGTTATTCACTATCGTATTCTGATATGATTTCCAAAATATCGCTTTGTATTTTTTCATCAGTTAGCATGTGCTCAACTAATTCTTTTAGATGCGATGGTCTGGCTATAATACACTTCGCTATGTCATTGTTATCGGTAGCCATTATTATAATTCCACCTTCATGAGTCTTAGGTAGGCGTACTGCCATTTCTTTAGCAAATGCCTCTATGTCTTGAATAAATTGACTTTTCATATTAGTTCCTTTCTATATCGTATTACGTTAATTGATTTAAAATTTCTCTTCGAATAATTTCCCTTGCGCTAAATCTGAATAACCCTTTCTTTTGCTCATGAAAATCCGCAATAGGTATTTCGTTTATATAGTAATAGAAAGCTTCGTAACCGTCTGCAAAGTTGCGAGCAAGAAACCCATTAGGGTGAGTGTTCATATATCTTTCAACGGCTATTATCATTCTTTGAGCATAACCGGGAAACATCTTAAACTCTAATTGCATCTGCTTGTAATTGCAGAGAGGACAGCCGACACAACCGTGACGGCTCAAATTATATGGAACGTCATAATACTTTGAATATGGTAATCCGTATTTTCGAATATAGCTCCAAACATCTTCTTCTGTCCATGTGAGGATAGGAAGAATATGCTTTGCGCCTTTCATCCATTTTCTTGTATCACACTGCTCCGGCTCATAATCTTTCGATTTCTACTTTCGGCAGCTCTCATTCCTTCAATACTACGTTTGCCGATACCATATCTTTCTTTCAGTCTTTCACAACAGAATCGTCGGAGCCGTGAAGGAAGTCCTTTTTCTTCAACTAACTGAAAGAATGACTTTTCAGGGTGTATTATCCTCACTTGCGGATAGTGTCTCTTTATAAAGCTAATCGTGCCCGGTGGATCTACTGTGGTGTTAGCGTAGATCGCATTATACTTAATGCCTGCACGTTCAGCTAGGTCAAGTATAACTACACTATCCTTACCTCCTGAGAATCCGAGTGATAGCAGATCGTCACGTTCCATACTGCGAAGGAAGTCTATTGCTTGCTGCTCTTTCTTGTTCATTTCTATCTCGATTTGAATTTCTTGTTTATTTCTTTTTCAGCAGCTCTGGCCCCTTTCTTGAAACCCTCTACAAAGCTGTCAAAACAGGCTCTATGGATTTCTAAAGTGCATCTTTGCATAAGTGGGCAAATCGAGCATTTTTGGCTAAGCCCTGCGGACTTCTTGGCTATTTTCGTTACGTTTTTCATTGGATTTTTAAATTAATTATTACGATTTCTTTCCGCTGCGACTTCACTCATACACATCTTGCACCAGGAGGTGAGACATCGGTATTCCTTATCCCCACATCTGACAGTCCTGTTATAAAACCGGTGGAGCGGAAGGGAATGTCCGCAATGCAGACAAACCTTTCTTCCGGCTTCCGTACCGGCAACCGTCTTGGCTTTACGGTGTACAAGCGTACATCCCCTGCATTCATCCAGTCTGCCTTTGTACTTCCGGCATTTGTGCAGGGAGATGCGCCCGCATGGAGCGAATTTCTCGCAGTCGAATCTGGGTTCTGTGTGATAGATGTTCATGCAGTAAGTTTTTTGATCAGACTCATGTTCTTCTCCACCAGCCGGATAATGCAGTCATGATACTCCGATGTTCCGTTGCATACGGCTCTTGACTGTACTATCTGAAACGATTTAAGATTGACTTCAACAGTTTCAATACGTTTACTACCTATCCGAGCAGAAAGGATAAGGGAATCCTTCTTCTTGAAATATTCATTTGAGAAAACACAATGGTGCATGATTTCTCCTTCCTGCTGAAATTCCTCAAGGCTTTTCAACGGTATCACTACTATCTTGCCATCCGACAGTTTCAAATCAAAGAATTTCGATTTCTCTTTAATGTAGTCTTCGGCATATTTCTTAAGCTCAAGCAACCGCTGCATATCACGTGCCTTGCGCGCCTTTTCATCATCACGCTTTTTCTTTGCCACATATAAGTCATGGGCTTTTTTCAGATTCGTAGGGCAAACATAGTAAGCGTTATGCAGGTCTTTATGATAACGTTTCAGCAAGTCCAAATAATCAAACCACATCGAAGCATCCTTTATTTTATACTTATTCCGAAGACAGATTTTTATAGATGGCCAATAGTCATTAATTTTATAACGTTCCCTATGCCAATAACCCAACAAATCATATCGCCTTGCCTTAAGAAGCGTTTCAAGCTTTGGATTAGCAGGAATAATATTAATTGCATCAAGAAATGACAGTCCATGAAGTCTGTAATCTATTCCCATCCTTGTGTATTGCGGTTTGAATACAGAATCCGGATGGTATTTATCACAGCAAACATCATTATCTTCGATATAATAATACGATCCCACAGTTTTGTTACGAATTTCAAGATTTCCACACCAACCACTACAGCCTGTATTTCTTGCAAGAGCCATCACTTCCCGTTTTCCATCGTCTTTAATCCAATGTTGAAGCACTTCCCGAATAAAATAATGAGGTTCCCTGCCTTCACGATAATAAGCATATAGTTCAAAGCATCGGAGAACCTGGAACTCTTCACATATATCCGCCTTTCCTATTCTTATAAACTGCTTATTAGTACGTTTCCTCGACCATTCTATTTTTAAGGATGCACCGCAACGAGGACAAACGGCACGCTTGCGCTTTACAAGTTCTGCAGAAAAACGTTCTCCGCATTCCATACATATGATACGGGACTTGGTAGCATATCCTATATGGTCTAGGCAATCATTATTCGCCCACTCAGCCATCATACTTTCTATATCAGGTAGCTGGCTACTCAAACTAACTACCCTAAACTGTAATTTCGTTCTCGGTTTCATGATTAGAACAAGCTCATTTGTTGTACATTATCATCCGCTTTCTTTCGGACGTTTTTCTTCCTGAGTGTCTGGTATTGTTCTTCCGCCAGCCGTGCGATTGCTTTGTCACGTGCCGCTTTCTTATCTTCTTCGGTGAGTTCCACAGGTTTGGCGGAGGATGATACGGACGTTTTTTCTCCGGCAGGCAGCCGGTTTATTTTGATATCGTCCTCATCATAGTAGTGCACTGCCATCCCGTAGACCTCCTCGTCTGAAATCGCTACGGCGTTACCA